AAAAACCTTTGAAAACCTAATTAGAAAAGTAGTTAGAGAAGAAATCGATTATGCGTTACGTAGAGAAATAAAAACACTTAAAGAAGATTTACGTGATGAATTAAAACCAACAATAGTAGAACAAACTGAAAGGTTAGTTGAAGTTCCAAATAATCCAATGCCTGAAGCTGCAAAAAATTCTTTAAGAGAAAAAATTATGGGATCACAACCTATTAAACAACATACTCCTAAAAATTTTACATCTAATTCCTCTTTAAATGATTTATTAAATGAAACAGCAATGGGTAATACAAACACAGAATCAGGAAACTCACCTGTAAGTATAGATAAACCATTTTCGTCTGGGGCCCCTTTACCTATGGACACAACAGGAATGCCTCAAGATGTAGCAAGTGCAATGACAAGAGATTATAGTGGGTTAATGAAAGCAATAGAAAAGAAAAAAGGAAGATAAAAAATGGCAGTAGTTAGATCAGCAAGAAGAATAAATCCATTAGATGCTAATAAAAATGTAGCAACTATAGGGGTAGCCTTACCTTTAGATTCAACTAATTTATTTCAAGGAACTCCAACTACTAGAGAACAAGTAAAAACAAATTTACTTAATTTAATCCTCACTGAAAAAGGAGAAAGATTAATGCATCCTAATTATGGTTTAGGAGTAAAAAATCTTTTATTTGAACAAGGAATAGACACATTACAATTAGAAGAAAATATACACTCTCAAATAATGATTTATATTCCTGAAATAGAATTACAAAACACTGATATAGCTACATCAGAAGACGGACATACTATTCAAATAAAAATAGCTTATAATATTAAAGACAATGCAAACCTTCCAGACGCTATTCAAATAAATATAAGTGATCCTTTCGCAGCTTATCGTGAAGATACAACTTATTATGCAGAGGGAGACAAAACATTAGCAGGACATACAACACCAATAGAATATGGGGGAGATTTAGTAGGAGACAATGATATAGTTACCTATAATAATTCAATAGCAATTAACAATCCTTATGAGGTTGGATTTTAAATAAAATAGACAATGGCTTATACAAAAGTATCAAATAAAGAAGAAACTAGAAGTATTAAATATTTAAATAAAGATTTTACTTCTTTTAAAAATCAATTAATAGAATATGCAGAAGTCTATTTTCCAAACCACTTTAATGATTTTAGTGAAGGTAATCCAGGAATAATGTTTATGGAAATGGCATCATATGTTGGTGATGTTTTGTCTTTTTATACAGATACACAATTAAGAGAATCATTTATAAACACAGCTCAAGAAAGAGAAAATTTATATAATTTATCTTATGCTATGGGATATAAACCTAAAGTAACATCAACATCAGTTGTTGATTTAGAAATATTTCAATTAATTCCCTCAATAGATAATGGAGGAGGAATGTATATTCCAGATTGGAATTATTCTCTAGATATATTAGAAAATTCATCATTTTTATCTACTGAAGGTACTACATTTTATACTAATGAAATAACTCGTTTTGGGGTATCTTCTTCGTTAAGCCCAACAGATATAAATATTTATCAATACGATAATTCGGGTAACCCCCAATATTATTTATTAAAGAAAACAACAAAAGCAATTTCAGCTGAAATTTTAACAAAAACTTTTGATATAGGGGATGTTGAACAATTTAAAACACTAACATTATTTAATGATAATATAATAGGAATAGAATCTATAACAGATTCTGATGGTAATATATGGACAGAAGTACCTTATTTAGCACAAGATACTGTGTTTGATTCAATGGAAAATACAGCTGCTAATGACCCAGAATTATATCAATATAACCACCAAACACCTTATCTTTTAAAATTAAAAAAAGTACCTAAAAGATTTGTATCTCGTTTTAAATCTAATAGAGAACTAGAAATACAGTTTGGATCAGGAGCAGCTATTGAAGGAGATGTTATTATAACTCCAGATCCTAATAATATTGGTTTAGGGATTAAAGATGGAAGAAATAAATTAGATGTAGCTTATGATCCTTCAAATTTCTTATATACAAAATCTTATGGTGAAGCTCCATCTAACACTACACTAACAGTAAGATTTTTAGTAGGAGGTGGTTTAAAATCTAATGTAAAAGCAAACACAATAACCCAAACAGGAAAATTATTAATAAACCCTAAATCCAACTTAAATCCTTCTTTATTTAATTTTTCTAAAGGATCAATAGCAGTAAATAATTCATCACCTGCTAGAGGAGGAGGATCAGGAGATACATTAGAAGAATTAAGAATGAATACCGTTGCTTCTTTTTCAGCTCAAAGTAGAACAGTAACAAAAAATGATTATATAATTAGAACTTTATCTATGCCTGCTAAATTTGGTAGAGTAGCTAAAGCTTATATAACACAAGATGATCAAATAACTCCTTACACAGGTGATCCTACTCGTATTCCTAACCCTTTAGCTTTAAATCTATATACTTTGGGATATAATGATAGTAAAAAATTATCAAATTTAAATAATGCTACTAAAACAAATTTATCTACTTATTTAGAAGAATTTAGAATGTTAACTGATGCTATTAATATTAAAAATGCTTATATAATTAATTTCGGTATTGATTTTGAAATTATAACTTTTAAAAACTACAATAATCAAGAAGTATTACTAAATTGTATTTCAGAATTACAAGATTATTTTAATATAGATAAATGGCAAATTAATCAACCTATTATTATCTCAGAAATAGAAAATTTAATAGGAGGAGTATTAGGAGTACAAACAGTAGATAAAGTAGATATTAAAAATTTAAACTCAGACGCTTTAGGATATTCTATTTATAGATACGATTTTAAAGGAGCCACTAAAAAAGGAGTAATTTATCCTTCAATGGATCCTAGTATTTTTGAATTAAAATACCCTAATGAAGATATTAATGGACGTGTAATAACATATTAAAATGGCAAATTATTTTATATTTCCCGAAAAAGACAACACTTTATATAGTCACCCAGATAGAAAAAGTCTAAACGCAGGCCGTGATGAAATTCTTGAATTAGTAAAAGAAAAGGGAAGCTCAAATTTCTATCATCACCCATCAAGAATACTTATAAAATTTAATGACTCAGACATAAAAACAGCAATAGAAAAAATAGGATCAGCAACTTTTAATAATGGTATCACAAAAGTATCTCTCCAACTAACAGCTATGCAGGCTAAAAATTTAGTAACTACTTTTAATATTCAATCATTTCCTGTTTCACAATCTTGGAATGAAGGAACAGGAAAATACCTAAATATACCTTCAGGATCTAATGGAAGTTCTTGGCAGTATAGAGACAATAGTATTTCTAAAACAGAATGGGCAACAGCTAGTTTTGCAGATGGGTCAACAGGATCTATAGCTACATCTTTACTAACAGAAGGAGGAGGAACATGGTACACAGGAAGTGGCTTTCAATCAAACCAACAATTTTTAATAGGAGCAGATTTAAATACAAATTTAGATGTAACTAGTGTAATCCAAAAATGGAGCTCTAGCCTTTATGCTGGTCAAACATACCCTACAGGAATAAATAATGAAGGTTTTATATTAATGGAACCAATATCTGTAGAAACAAATGTGTCAGGTAGTTCTGGTGAAATGCAATATTTTTCAACAGATACTCATACAATTTATCCACCAAAATTAAACTTTCAGTGGAATGATTCTTCGTATAGTGGTACTAATATTAAATCAAGTGGAGATTTAAATGCTATTTTATATAATTTAAAAAAAGAATACAACCAAAATGAAGAAGCAAGATTAAAAATCCACGTAAGAGATCGATACCCTACAAGAACTTTTGTAACATCTTCTAATTTTTTAGACGTAGGACATTTTAAATCAACATCTTATTATAGTATAAGAGACGGACATACAGAAGAAGAAGTTATTCCTTTTGATGATACATTTACAAAATTAAGTGCTGATAGTGAGGGAATGTATTTTGATTTAGATATGAAAGGTTTACAACCAGAAAGATATTATCGTGTTTTACTTAAACATGAAAATAATGATGGAACAACAATATATGATGATAAATATATTTTTAAAGTTATTAGATAATGGCAGTAAATATATCATTAACAAAAAAAATATACAATAATAAGGAATCAGCAGATTCTTTACAAGGAGATTTTTCTGATATAATAGTATCAAAACCCAAAATAAATACTAAAAAATTTTTTGAAGGATATAAAAAACATTTTTATAAAATTCCTAAAGAAGGACAATTATCTCATACTACTTTAATAAACCAAAGTCAAGAATATTTAGATGATTATAAAGACCCTAACGCAGATACAATATTGAGATTAAACGAGGAAATTGAAAATTTAAGTGATATTTTAATTAAAAAAGAAAGTCAAATAGAAGAAGAACATCCTTTTTATCCTAATAATACAATTTTAAAGTTTGAAAATAATACAAACCCTTTACCTGTTTGGATTATGCAAAATGGTGCAAAAAGAGAAATAACAAACGGAGATGTTTTATCTTCAATAAAAAAATCAATAGGATATGAATATGATACTCCTACAAACGATATAGCTCAGTTAATTGATTTAAATACATTAGGAGAAATACCAAGTTTAGAACCTAAAATAAATGTAGATAATGATATAAATAAATTTAATTTTATTACAAGTACTTCTAATTTTAATTTAGGGGATTTTGTAGAATATACAACATCAGAAGTTACATGTATAGAAGGAAAACAAGATGATTTATATGATTGGTATAATCCAATAAATACTGATGGGTGGCAAATAAATGGATTAGGTAATGGTGAAGGTAGAAATAGACCTAGAAAAGATTATTTAGATGATGAACCAAATAACGGTGGGTGTATAATACGTAAATATAGTATAGGTTTAGATGAAGGAAATGTAGTAGAAAGTACAAGAAGAATATACCCAGGAGAAACTATAAAAGTATGGTATAGAAAAAATCCAATAGTAAATGGACAAATAGTTCAAAACGGGGGAAAATTACATGATGTAAAAGGATTCGTAAAAGAAGTTAGAAAAACATCAGGACCATTAAAGCTAACAGAAGAAGAATATAGAAAAGACGAATATGGTAGAATATTTTCTAACTTATCACCCCACTTAGACCATTTAGATGACATTAATGGACAAACAAGAGTCATGTTTTATGATGTTCCTACAGAAAATGATAATTACTAATGTCTGAAATAAAAGAAATACTATTAAACAAAAAAGTTTTTGGATTTAAGGATACTAAAAGATCTTTAAATAGAGATATTGTAGAATTTTTACCTAAAACTTCTTCTGTAGGAGAATTATTTGATATATATAATGCTTTGTTTTATGAAATAAGTTCGTTAGGAAAAAAATCACATACTAGTATAGTAAAAAAAAGCTCTAAATATGCAGGAATTCCTTTAGATCCTCAATTATTAGAAATAGAAGATTTAGAAGAACAAATTCAAATACTAAAAGACGATATAGATTCAATAGAAGACGAACATCCTATTATACCTAATAGATCAGTTATACAAAACAGAGCAAATAATGAACTTAATTATTATATACAATCAGGTAGAAAAAGACAAATATTTGATGATAGAACTCTTAGATTAATAAAAAAACAATCAGGACTTCATAAAGATGCCCCAGATTCAGATTTTGTTATAAAACTAGATTCATCAGCAATAGGAGGTATTATAAGTGGACCCCCTATAAATACTATAAATGACTTAAACATAGATGTTTTAGAAATAAATAGATATGGGCAAAATATAATAACCAATATTGATAATACTGAACCAATAGAAAGAAATTAAATATATGGCAAAATATATATCACAAGAAACCCCACCACAAAAACTTAATTTACCTAATGTATCTTCAAAAGAGATTCAAAAGTCTTTTAATTCAAAAGATAATATAGAACTTCATATATCTGATTTAAGAGGTAATTTATTAGATTCTTTTTCAAATTTTAAAGAATATACTCTTACAAATGAATCTGTAAAAATAGATCCTGAACATATATTAAGGGAAAATGGATATTCTTATGGTCAATATAATTTAAAATTTTTACTTCAACGACTAAAAATATTTCATTTAGAAAATGAAGAAGACCCATTTACAATTTTAGAAATATCCCCTTCTCGTACAGAAATTAAATTAATAAGTCCTAAAATAAAAAATGGTACATTTAGAACATCTGTAAAAACTTTTATTTCAGAAATAGAAAATTCATCTTATTTTAGAGATTTTGTTTTAAATTTTGGAAAAGGGCTAAATATAATAGGGATAAATGCATTATTAAACACCAATAATGCTAAATATGAACTTATAATAAAAACTTTAAATCCTTTACCTTCATCTATTAATAAAAATGATACCTGTAAAATAGTAGAATCTATAGTAGATCCTCATATGTTTGAAATAGATATGGGTACCCCACCTCCTGTAGATGATACTGTATCTTTAAGAGGTCCTAATTTTAATATATCTGTAAAAGAACAAAAATCAATTCCTTCAAATTATAAAAATTATGATCAACTATTAAAATATTCTGTAAGTTCTTCTTATAATAATTTAGTAAATATTTTAGAAAAAGGTGAAATACCAGAAATAGAATATGATTATGTAAGACCTGTGTCCGAAAGTTTAGAAGAAGTAATAACATCTTATCACTTTGAAAATTTCGTACATTTTAGTAGTGCTACAGATAGATTAAAAAACTTTAAACATAAATTAATATTAATTGAAAATAAAAATAAAAAAATAGGAGAAATAGACAATATAAGTTCTACATTATCTAATGCTTCCTCTAATAATAAAATAAAATTAAATAATGAAATAGATAAAATAACAAAAGGGTTTGATGGATATGAAAGATTTTTATATTACACAACAGGATCTAATAATTTTACATGGCCTAAACAAAATAATACAATCCCTTATATACCTTATTCTGTTACTTCTTCAGAAGCAAAAACATGGTTAGGACATGAAGTAGACACAGCAACATTTTATGGAGGACAATTACTATCAGCTTCTTTATTTGACAGACAAAATGTTTACAAATTAACTGACACTTTACCCCTTCATATAAAAGATGGTAAAAGTAATAATTTTTATGTTAGTCTTATTAATATGATGGGTCAACATTTTGATCAAATATGGACTCATATTAAACACATAACAAAAATAAAAGATACACATCATAAAAGAGGTATATCTAAAGATTTAGTTTATCATACTTTACAAAATTTAGGAATTAATGTTTTTGATCAATTTGAAAATTCAGACTTATCAGAATATATTTTAGGTGAAGGATCAGGAAGCAACCAATATGATGTAAAACATTACTTAGCCAAATCAGGTTCAGGAGTAATACCTACAGAAACTATGGTAACTGCTTCAAATGAAGGATCTATACCTAAAGGAGACATAGCAAAAGAAGTATGGAAACGTATATACCACAATGTGCCTTATCTTTTAAAAACTAAAGGAACAGAAAGAGGATTAAGAGCATTAATGAATTGTTATGGAATCCCTTCAACTACCTTAAATATAAAGGAATATGGGGGGTCTACATCTGATAGAACAACTTATAAAACTTTTAGTTACGAAAAAACAGGATTAGCTTTAAAAGGAAGCTCAGGAACAACCACAGGATTTTTTGCAAAAACAGATTGGTCAGCTTCTATAAATTCAAATGTAGTTTCTGCTAGTAATAAAACAGTAACTTTTAGAATAAAACCCACAAGAAAAGATCAATCTACAAATTACCATTTATTTACATTATCAGGTTCATATAATAGTACTGCAGTAGTAGACAGTGAAGATAACCACTTAATACTAGAACCTTATGGGTCTATAAATACAGACATATCTTCTTCAGGAGACCATGATCAATATGGTAGATTATCTTATTATCAAGGTAACACTTTAAAAACATCAACATCTTATTTTCCTATATTTAATGGAAATTTTTGGAATATTTTTGTAAATTCAGAAAACTTAAATACAGACCACACAGCTAGTTTTGGAGCATATCAAGCTAATTCGTTAAAAAACATAGCATATTATACAGCAAATACAACAACTTTAACAAATCCTAAAAATACTTGGGGGTTTAGTTCTGATAAAGGAGCAAGAGAAGCATTTTTTGGAGGAGTACCAGCAAATGAAAGTGCACATTATAATACAGTAGATGGATTAATGTTTTCAGGATCAATGCAAGAAATAAGATATTATTTTGGTGAAGCATTATCACATGAAACTCTTAAAAAACAAGCACTAGACCCTTACATATATGCAGGTAATTCTGTTTCTTCTTCTTATAATAATTTAGTAGTAAGATTACCTTTGGGAAGTAATTTACATGAGAATACTTCAAGTTTTCATCCTAATATAGATAGAGATTATATTAATAGTGGCAGTATCTCAAGTAGTTTAGCTGATCCTATATGGGAAAGTATAACAGAAAAACACCATTTACTTACTCCAGATACTATAGGAGCATCAATGACAAGTGAAAAAGTAAGAATAGACACAGGTACTATAGATGATAATATTTTATCTCATAACACATGTGCAGAAACTTCTACACTAGACAGACAACCACCAGATTATGAAGATTTAGGTATATTTTTATCACCTACAAGTGAATTAAACGAAGATATAATTTATACTTTAGGAGCATTTAGATTAGATGATTATATAGGTTCACCTTTACCTTCTGCCCAAACATCCTCTTATTATTCAGACTTAAAAGAATTAAGAGATTTATATTTTAAAAAAGTAAAAAGAAAATACGATTATTGGGATTATTTAAAAACAATACAATATATAGATCATACTTTATTTAAATTAATAGAACAATTTGTACCTTTTAGAGCAAACACAAAAACAGGTATGTTAATTGAACCTCATTATTTAGAAAGAAATAAATTTGTAAGACAATTACCGGTTCAAACTTATGGTCAAACAATGATTTCAGGGTCATATAATACATTTCATGTTGATTTAACTACATTTTCTGGTTCAGAAGACAAATATAAAGGAAGTTCAATATTATCTTTAGACACAGCTATAGGGGGAGGAAATGTACCTACACACAATACTTTTACTACTCACCATATAGGTACTAATAAAGATGGATATAGAACAGAATTTGGAACTAATGGTACAATTACTTTATATAGTTGGGAACCAGTAATTCAAGAAGCAGCCCAAGCACCAATTAAACCTTTTGGGGGGGTAGAATTTGATGGATCAAACAACTTTAGACATGAAAAACCAAAAAATTATAGAAAATTTAATTCAAATACATTAATGGGGAATGTACAAAAAGGAAGAGTTTCTAGTAGGTATTATAGAAGTTTGGCTATCGGAAACCAAAATGATATATTAAATAATAATTAGTTATGCCTTTACCAATAATAAGAAAAATAGCAGATTTACATAGAAGAATAGTATCAAGAGATACTGAAGATTGGACTAATCATATAGTGTCAGGAGACATAAAAAACCTTTTTGATGGCAATAAAGATACAGTTGTAGAAATAGCTAGTGGATTTGGTGGGACAATTGGAGCTAATAGTAGATTTATAACATTTGACTTAGGAAAACCAAGAATATTAGACAGAATAGTATTTACTAATGCTACAGGAAATGCATCTTTTGTATTTGATATAAATTTAAGATTTTGGATCCCTAGTGATGATGTATTTTCAACTAATACTTTTACTGATTTTGCAACAGGATTTAACCATAACTCGGCAACCCCTTTTAATTATAAACTTACAGAAAATTCAATTAGTAACCCTGCTCCTTACACAGGTGATTCTACTTCAAAACACCCAGTTCGATATATAAGAATAGATTTAGCAGATAGTGTTCATTCAACTCCTAATTATCATGCAAATTATTCTCAAAACTTTAAATTTGCAGGTTTAGAAATTTATGAACAATATGAAGCTAAAGATTATAGTGTTGAATTTAATGATTCTGTTTTAGATTTACAAGGATGGGCGGGACCAAGATATAAAGGATGTAAATCAATAGGTAAAAAAATCAACACATACACAGCAGGAGATACTACTTATGGATTAAACCCTAATTTAGAAAATAAAACAACAGCTATTTATATTTCAAATACTTTAGTTGGGGGAAGATCAGATCCTCAATTTGCAAATATAGCTCATCATTCTTACATTAATATTGAAAAAATACTTATTGTTGATTTAACTGATGATTCAGTAAGAATATTAGATAAAGGAACAGAACCTTTTAACTCATTTCATAGATTTGTAACAACAGATTTTCCAACAGGAGGTAAGTTTTCTATGAAATTAATAGATGAAAGTACTCAATCTAATTTAAAAACATCTTATAAAGTAAAAATGAATAAAGGATGGTTATTAAGAAGTTTTTCTTATGACGCAGGTCATGGTCCTTTACCAGGGGTAGATGTAGACGGAACCTTTTTAAACACACAAAATGCAAATGTTAATGCTGATTCTGTAAAGGATGCAATAGCAAATCCTATAGCGTTATTTGATGCAGTTTCAGGATCAGTACAAAGAGCAACAACTCAAGTTTGGGGAGTTACAGATGTAGCACACCCTACTACTACTTTTAATGCACCAGGTGCTGGATTTCCTGATGCAACATCTTTTGGATGTACATCTAACTGTGCTTGGGCTACAGGAAATGGAGGATTAGGAATATATGGATTACATTCAACAGAAACAGTAGGAGGACAGTATTTTGGAAATACTGACGCAAAAGAAGCAACAACAGGATCTCTTTTTGAACAATTTAATTATTATAAATACGGAACTACAGTGGGCGCAGGTGTAACTGCAGCTGATGCTGAACCTTACATATCAACTTATGAACCAACAAGTGTAGGAGAATTAAGATTCAGATATGGTGTAGTAAATAAAATAAATGACGCTATATCAAATGTAGCAGGTAATTTTACTAATTACGTAATGCAACCTTTATACATAGGAAACAATACAGAATTTGTAGATAATAAATTTACAAGACAATTTGTAGATCCCACTAATAACCAACAAACAAAAACAAGATCTTTTGTAATTCCTACAATAGAAGATATAGAAGATAAAAGAGCAGAACAATCTTTAGACCAAAACTTTGCTGTATGGTATAAAGAAACTGAATGGAATCCTTCAATGACTGCAAGTGTATTTATTGGAAACTGTATTCAACATTTAAATAATAATTCAGACACTACTGAATTACATTTAACTTTATTTCAAGGTACTAAAGATTTTTCAGGAAAAGATGACGAATTAAGTATAAGTACTTTTGAAGTAGATAAAAATTTAGATCCTAATTATTTAGATTTTGAATCAAGTATAGGACCTATAACAAAAACAATTGGACCAAGATTAAGATATTTAAAATTAAAAAACCAACCACAATTTAAACCAACAACACCATTAGCACATGTTTCATCTTCTGATTTTTCAACTCCTGGAAATCCTGTACATACTATTAATGAAACAGGAAGAGACAGATGTATTTTTGACACAATAGAAACAGACCAATTTAGAGCAGAAATATTAGAAAAACAAAATGCATTTGTGTTTGGTCCAGGTTCAACCAATCAAGCCCTAGATGCAGACACTGGTTTTTCAACTGGTAATTATGGAGCAACTTATGATAATAATAATGATAATTCTCAAAATTTCTCAGGATCTTTTAGTTATGAACTTTCTTTCTTAGATAAAGACCATACACTTATCGCTGACGTAGATATAGTTCCTGAATTATTTGATGGAATAGGACATATGGGACTTGCCTTAGTACCAGAACATACACATGAAATGGTAAAATTAAATTTAGAATATTATTTATTTAAAGCAGGAGTAGGTGAAAACAATGTAACAAAAAGATTTATTACTAATAATGATTAAATAAAGATATATATTTTTGAAAACAATTTATATTTATAACAAAACATAATAACAATGGGATATTTAGACAATACTAGCATCACAGTAGATGCAATTTTAACTAAAAAAGGAAGAGAATTACTTGCTCAAGGAGGCATAGGAGCCTTTCAAATAACACAATTTGCTTTAGCGGATGATGAAATAGATTATACTATGTTCAATGAAAACCATCCTAATGGAACTCAATACTCAGGAGAAGCCATAGAAAACATGGCTATAACAGAAGCTTTTCCAGATGAAAATAACATAATGCAGTATAAATTACTTACCTTAAATGAAGGAACATCAGTAATTCCTTTTGTATCAGTAGGTGCTTCTAATATTTCAATGGCTATAGGGGAAGGAAAATCAATAGATCCTATGACACATAACTACAATGCAGTAGTAGCAGGACAACCAGAACCAAATGGATATAGATTTACAATAGCAGATAATAGATTATTTGATTTAATTTTAGGAGGGGGAACAGCAGCAGTTTCAAATACAAATGCAACAACAACTCTACCAGCTAATACAACAGCACAAAGTGCAGTAGTAGTAGGTACTAACCTTCAATTAACAGCTAAAAGTGCAACATCTTTATTTGGTACTTTTAATTCCTTAACAACAACACTTACAGTTGAAGGATTAAATACAGGAGCAAGAATAACAATCCCTATCACAGTAAATAAAACAGTAACAAACTTTACAACAACTTCAGGAGATAGTACAACAAATACTACTAATTCTTCTGCAGGAGTTTAATTAAAAAATAAAAAATGAGCTTAGTAAGATTTGATCCACAATCAGACATCCGTATCCAAACAGACAAATTAACAACATCAACTTGGACAGGTAATAGAAATAATTTAGAAGATTTTATGTACACTTCTTCCCTTCAAGCAGGGGGACAAGCAGGACAATTATATCCTCAATCACCAACAAGTTCAGCTTGGTTTTACCTTGATGTATATGATAAAGATCCTTCTTCTTCTCTAGCAGAAGTACAATTTGCTGCTGCTTATGGACATAGAGCAGGATCAGGATCACCTGATTTTACAAATGATACAGGTTCTTTTGGATTAAATGCCTCAAGAACAGTATATAGTCAATACCGTCAATTAGTTTATGGAGAAGAAAATCAAAACTTTATATTTGGATCTCATGTATCTGATCACATTTATGTAGTTAATGTAAATAGAGCTAGATATAAACACGGATTAGCTACAAGTACTTTATCTTTACATTTATCAGGAGCTGCTTGTATTGGAGCTCAAACAGCAGCTACATATGCTCCTTGTACAAATAATGGTTTCTTACAACTTACAGATGATAGTATTTCTTCTAACGGAGCTGCTATACAAACAAATATAGGAAGACAATTTAATATAGTATCAGGAGCTAGTGGGGTTTATAGTGGTTCTTCAGCAAAACAAATAGCAGGAAGTAGTTCATACGGTTTATTTTACCCAGATGCAGGAATAGCTATTTTAAATGCTGATGCTTTTAAAACAACAGCTATAGATTCAGACACTGATGCAGAAGCTATCTTAGCTAATTCACATGTACCTTTAGGTGCATACACAGCTTCAGGACTTCATAGTGAATATACAACTGCAGAACACTTTAATACTCAAAAATTATATAGAGCAATTTCAGGAGCGGCACATTTTATAGTAGATAGTGAAGAAGTAATAACATCCCAATATTATTTTGCAAGAGCTAAAAATTTTGAATTTAATTATACTAATAACCCATCATTCCAAGACTCAACAGGTAATTTAACTTTTCAAAGTATGATATCTAACCCTAAAACTTTCATTACAACTGTAGGATTATATAATGATAATAGTGAATTATTAGCAGTAGCTAAATTAAGTCAACCAGTTGCAAAAGATTTTACAAAGGAAGCTTTATTTAGAATTAAATTAGACTTTTAAAAATGTTCTCTGAATGTACGCTTATAAAAAACTCACAGCACAAGACTCAGCAGTAGTACCCTTTAATGCTCATAAACAATATGATTTTGATTCTGCCTCTTGTTCTGACAACCAAATAGACCATTATAATACTCAATGGACTTCAGAGTCTATTTCTCTTTATAGTTCAGCTAGTTCTGTTTATGGGGGTGATTCTAAAAATGTAATAAAATACCAACAACTAGATCATCTTTTTTATAGAGAATTTCCACATAATCATTCTAACACATTAGGAAGTTTTCATTATTTAAAACAAAAAAGAAATCTATATGAAAAAGCAAACATACTATCTATCCCAACAGGTTTATATGGATATGAAATAAAACCAGGATCTTTTTACCTTAAAACAACAGGTGGTACTGAAGTAGTAGATGATTCACATGGTAATCTTCTTATAAGTGGAACATTTACAAGTAGTGATTATCCTGTAGATATTCGAGAAAATGTTTTTAGATTAGATCCTATAAAAGGTTTTAAAGATTACGATTTAGGAGTTTATAAGGATTATGCACTTAAATTTGTTAACCCTCAACACCCTGAAGCAGGAATAAAAAAGGTTTTTTATAAAAGAGGAGAAATAAAAGCAAATTCCCCTACAACCTATTCTACCCCAGACGACATATTTGAAACAGACGATAGTTATTTTTATAATTCTTTCAAATACAATAAAGTAAATTTTCATTCATCTTCTATAAAATCAAATAATACCATATTTAATACGAGTTCATCGTTCTCATCTATAGTATTTGATAGTATAACAGGTTCTAATATAGTATCAGAACACAATGAAAGATATAATTTTAACAGAGATGATGATTTTGCTATATCTTTTTATATGGAACCTAGAGTGTTAAGTAATCCTCCAGTAGCTAATGCAGTAGCTGTTGGGGATAATTTTCAAGGAGGAATAGTTTTTCATATAGATGGATTTGAAGCTTACATTGTAAATCCATTTCCTATTTTAGATTTTCATGGTTCAGATAAATTTTGGGGAGCTGGTGGACTATCAATTAATGGACAAGCTAGTACTACAATAGGTGAGGGAGAAACATTTACTCAAAATATGGTAACCAATGACCCTAATGGAACATTTTTAGGAACTCATGTACAAAATAAAACAATAGGAGGATATAATGATTGGTGGCTTCCTACAAAACATGAAATACATACATTTACACAATTGTCAAATTTTGCTAACCTTTTTTCTTATGATGGAGTTAATACTTTTAATGATTTAGGAATTACAGGATTAGGAACAAATGCAATTAACAATGTTGATGTAAGTATTGTATCAAGTAATGATGGGTCAAACATATTTTTGGTACACGTCGCCTCTCCTTTTACCAATAATCTTAATATTCCTCAAAGTAAAACAACACCTATAACAAATGATGTATCTAAAAATAATTTAATTTATCCTGTTAGAAAAGTCAATTTAAGTACTTTTGATAGTAGTAGAAGATATATAATAGCAAAAAGTACAACAAGATCAGTTATACCAACAGCAATGCAAGGAAGATCTGAAATTTTAAATATGGATTCAATAGGGGGCCTTACAGAAACAGGATCTAATATGCAACCTAAAGGAATACCTGCTGAACCACAATTTCCTTTTGAAATTTATATGGTAAGTCAATCTTTACATTTTGATAGATCTGATGGTGAACATACAATATCTCTTTCTTGTGAAGTAACAGAATCTGGTTTTTCAGATGCTTCTAAAAATGGTAGTGCTGAAAAATTAACCCATATTCTTTGTCAAACATCAGCTTCTAATATGGAAATTTATTTTGATGGTGTTTTAAGAGAATCATCATCACTTACGGGTTCATTAAAAAAACAAACACAAAATAAAGCTAATTTATACATTGGTTCAAAAGGAGAAGAAAGTAAAACAGATGGTTTTGATCCAAATTATCATTTTAAATATTTTAATGGAAAATTAACTTCTATAAACATTTATGAAGAAGTATTTAACCAAACAGAAGTAAAAAATATATCTGAAAGTATAAATGGGTCTCCTTATATAGGAAATTTATTCTATAGAAATGGTTTTGCAACAATAACTCATCCAAAATACCATGATATACTTTCAGGTTCAACAGGAGATGGAACTATTGATAAATTAAAATTCCAAGGCACACATCAAATGTATGAACACGAATATCAATGTACTGTTGATGAACATGAATTTAACCAAACATTTAATTTAACAACAAGGGAAATAAAATCTAATAACAATTATAACTTAGCAGGTTTTACAACAAGTTCATTTTTTAAACCTTATGTTACAACAATTGGTTTATATAATGAAGCAGGAGATTGTCTTGTAGTAGGTAAATTAGGACAGCCAATAAGAATGTCAAACGAAACTGACACTACTTTCGTACTTCGTTGGGATACCTAAATCTCCTTTTATACATTAATTATTATGTGGTACTATCAAGAAAAAACAATTAATGAAATCGTTGACCTTCCTAAAGGAGCATTCGGTTTTATTTATCAAACAACTCATTTACCAACTGGAAAAAGGTACATTGGTAAAAAATCTTTAATTTACAATTTAAAGAAAAAATTAGGCAAAAAAGAAAAAGCCCTATATGAAGGAAAAGG